CAAAGCAATCCTGACAAACGGCAATCCAAATGAGATTCTGTTCCCGTTCAAGTTCGGTAATACTGATGGCTCGAACCTGACAACCGCCAAAGAGTTTGAACGTATGCTTTTGCAAGCAACTGGAACACTAGACTCTCAGGGAATGGTTACTGCCGTTGCCAGAGATGGTGGTCAGGGTGGTATTTCGATGGCTGTAGCCTCGATTATCAAGAAATACAAGCGTACCTTGGTGAACTTCCAAGAGGATTTTATGATCCCCTTTATCACCAAAGCAGCTTACCGCTATATGCAGTTTGACCCAGAGCGTTATCCTACTGTGGACATGAAGTTCATCCCGACTGCTGCGCTTGGAATCATTGCCCGTGAGCATGAACAACAGCAAATGATTGGTTTGCTACAGACTCTTGGCCCAAATACCCCTGTTTTGCCTATCATTTTGAAGGGCATCATGGCTAATTCTTCTCTGTCAAACAGATATGAATTGATTGGTATGCTCGATAAGATGTCTCAGGCTGATCCACAAGCCCAACAAGCACAACAAATGCAACAACAATTGGCTATGCAACTGGCTCAGGCTCAGATTGCTGTCCAAACAACTCAAGCAGAGCAGAACAAGGCAGAGGCTCAGAAGTTATTGACCGAAGCCCAACTGATGCCTATTGAGTTGCAAGCAAAGAGTATGGCGGCTAATACCAAGAACCTCCCAACTGATGACGCTTTAGCTTCACGAGAGTTTGATAAGCGGGTCAAGGTTGCTGAATTGATGCTAAAAGAAGCGGATATTCAGAACAAGGCTAAGATTGTTGAAAAACAGATGACTAAGCAATGAATCAAGAGCTTCAAAAGTACTACGAAGAACGATTTTCCACAATGTCCACTCAAGGGTGGATAGATTTGATGGAAGATATTGACAAAATGATAGAACCTTTGAATAATATTTCAACAATTGCAGATGAAAAAAGTCTACAATTCAGAAAAGGTGAGTTATCAATCCTTATTTGGCTGAAAAACTTGAAACAAGTCAGCGAAAGAGCATTTGAGGACTTAAATGAAAAGAATGTATGAATTTGCCTGTAAAAACGGGCATAAAACTTCGAGACTTGTTGTTTATGAGACAGCGAGTCTTATGTGTGAGTGTGGTGAGGAATCTCATCGCACTTTATCTGCGCCTTATTTTAGGCTTGAAGGATGGTCTGGTTCATTCCCAACGGCTCACGCCAAGTTTGATAAAAGCCATCAAGACAAGTTGAAATCTGAGCGCAAACTCAACTCATAAGCGATTATGCCGAGTTGAATCTCCTACAACCGATAGACGGCAGGAAAAGGAAAGAAGTATGTTAGTTGACAACGACAAAGAAGAGTTTGGTGAGTTAGAGATCGAGCAACAAAAGATTGAGCAAAAGTCTGATCTTCCTGAGAAATACAGGGATAAAAGTTTAGATGACATTGTGAGGATGCACCAAGAGGCTGAAAAGCTCATTGGAAAGCAAGCACAAGAAGTAGGCGAAGTCAGAAAGTTAGCCGATGAACTTATTAAGCAGAACCTTGGGTCACGACAGCAACAGACTAGACAGGAAGAGCCTGAAGTAGATTTCTTTGAGAATCCACAGAAGGCAGTTCAAAGGACAGTTGATAGTCACCCTGACATCATAGCTGCTAGACAAGCAACGCTAGAAATGAAAAGGGCACAAATTCAACAGAGGTTAGCGCAAGAACATCCCGACTTTGGCGACATCGCTAAAGATCAGGACTTTGCAAACTGGGTGAAGTCTAGCCCTGTTCGCATTAAAATCTTTGAGCAAGCCGATGCTGGATATGATTATGACTCAGCCAATGAATTGCTATCTACCTATAAGCAACTTCGTGGCGTGAAGAATAAGCAAGTAAGCGATGCGGGAGAAGCATCACGAAAGCAAACTCTGAGAGCTGTTGGAGTTGATACAGGTGGTTCTGGTGAATCGTCAAAGAAAGTATATCGAAGGGCTGACCTTATTCGGCTGAAAATGCAAGACCCTAACCGCTATGAAGCGTTATCTGATGAAATCATGGTAGCGTATCAAGAAGGTCGGGTCAGGTAAAATTTAACTATTTGGAGATTTAATTATGGCTAATACAGCATTCGCACCCAACAACGCAACCACAGTAACCACAGCGGCTAACTTCATTCCAGAAATCTGGAGTGATGAAATTGTTGCCAGTTACAAAAAGAACCTTGTTCTAGCGAACTTGGTTATGAAGATGAACTTCAAGGGCAAGAAAGGTGACACAGTTCACATTCCAGCCCCTGGTCGTGGCAACGCTTCGGCAAAGACAAAAACAGACGCAGTCACCTTAATTGTTGACACGGCTGATGAAGTCCAAGTTCTGATTAACAAGCACTATGAATATAGCCGCTTGATCGAAGATATTGTCGAAGCACAAGCATTGAACTCAATGCGTAACTTCTACACCTCTGACGCAGGTTATGCCTTGGCTAAACAAGTCGATTCAGACTTGATTCAGTTGGGTCGTTCTGCCAATGGCGGTACTGCTGGTAGCGCACGTTACACGGCTGGTTTAGTTGGTGGCGATGGTACAACAACCTTTGACTACTCAGCTAACACCAATACTGGTAACGCTTCTGCTCTGACTGATTCGGCTATTCGTCGTACTATTCAGCGTTTGGATGACAACGACACTCCTATGGATGGTCGCTTCTTTATCATTCCTCCTTCAAGCCGTAACACATTGATGGGTCTTGCCCGTTATACTGAACAGGCTTTTGTTGGTGATGGTAATGCTATCCGCAATGGTGAAATCGGTAACCTTTATGGTATCCCAGTGTTCACTTCTAGCAATGCTGACCATGCTTCTGCAACAGCAGCTTACCCCACTAGCGGTACTTCTATTGCTCGTGTCTGCCTAATGGGTCATAAAGACTCTATGGTATTGGTTGAGCAAGTTGGTATCCGTTCACAAGTTCAGTACAAACAAGAGTACCTCGCTACTCTGTTCACATCTGACACTTTGTATGGTGTTGCCGCTTTGAGGAACGCTGCTACTTCTGGTGCAGCTACTTCTTCTTCCATGTTTGCCTTGGTTGTTCCTTCTTAATTGATACAACCTTCCCCTCGCCTTCGGGTGGGGGGTTTTTTACATTAAGGAGAATTTATTATGGCAGCAGCAACAGCAGTTGTTTCCCGCAGAGGAAATGACCAGTTCCGTGGTTTGTTTACAGACACTTGGGACGTTTCATGCACTCTTGATAGCGCATCAGTATCTAATGGCGCTACCGCTACAGATACAGTTGCAGTTCCAGGCGTTGCATTGGGCGACATGGTTATCGGTATGTCTATTGGTGTTTCTGAAGCAGGTTTGGTTCGTAGAGCCTATGTTTCAGCCGCTAATACAGTTACTATCGTGACCTACAACCCAACAGCAAGTCCTGTTGATATTGCAGGTACTACATTGAGCCTTATCATTGCTCGTGCAGTAATTTAATAAAAGGGGGCTAAAAACCCCCTTTTTAATGGAGTCCTTATGGCTATATTCAAGTGCTTACAAAGTGGAAACACAGTTACTTTCACCTATCAGCATGATATTGATAGCATGAAGGGACACGCAGGATATGTAAGAATTGATGAAGTTCAAGAAGAAACTTCTGAAAAGCCTTTAATATTGTCTCAACCAAAGCCCAAGAAAATGGGTAGACCAAGAAAGACTGAAAATGTCTGAGATTGATCCAAGAGAATTTGGCAAGTTGGAAGCCCAAGTAGAAGCTCTACAAGCCGAAGTTCATGCTATGCGTGAAGATATTAAAGCCCTTTTAGAGATGGCAAATAGGTCAAAAGGTGGCTTCTTTGTCGGTATGGCTATTGCCTCTATTGTTGGCGGTGTTATTTCTTTTATTGCCACAAAGGTCATCAAATGAGCTTGCTTACTGGCGTTGCCTGTCCTATTGCGACACAAGATATTTCGGTTAATTTGAAGAACCGAAACAATGCCTTTAAGAAGTTTGGCTATGGGCCACCCAATCCCGAAGAGTCTAATGATGCGTTTTGGCTAAAGAAAGCCAAGATGTACAACTCTCCTACTGAAACAATCAAGGGTATGCGCTGTGGAAACTGCGCTGCCTTTATCCAAACACCCAAAATGATGGACTGCATTACAAGCGGTCTTGAAAAAGATGAGGGTGAGAATGAGTTATCTTATGACCAAAATTTCATTAAAGCCGCTGATCTCGGCTATTGCGACTTATTTCAATTCACTTGTGCTGCCGCCCGTACTTGTGATGCGTGGAAAGGTGGCGGCCCTATTACAAAGGAAAAAGCA